TCCAAGGGGGGAGAAGCCGATAATGTCATGCTTTTAACTGATCTTTCAAGAAAAGCTCGGTTGGCCATGCACAGAGATCCGGACAATGAATGCAGGGTGTTCTATGTAGGGGTAACCAGAGCAAAGGAGACACTACATATAGTGCAGCCTCAGGACTACGGAGGATTTCATATATGAGTGCCCATAAAAAACAGATAGGTGGGGATCATTACAAGAGAATGGCAATCCAGCCTAGCCATTACATTGTCAAGAATAAACTGGGATGGTACGAGGGAAATATTGTCAAGTATATCACCAGGCACAGTATCAAGGGAGGAAAGCAGGATGTGGAAAAAGTTATCCACTATGCCGAGTTACTTCTTGAAGATCGATACACTCCTAAGAAGTCTCGAGGTGAGATTATGGGAGAAATAACCAGAAAACATATTAAAAAACTAGCAAAGGAGTCTAAATGACAAGCCTATTTCCACCAGCAGTAAATTCAGAATGGGTTGCGCCCACTACATTTCCGGACTTATCCATGCATGATCGCGTGGCGATTGATCTGGAGACATGTGATACGGAGTTGATAAAGGCAGGTCCAGGATGGCCTACCCAAAGGGGGTATGTGATTGGCATAGCCGTTTCAGCGAATGGGTTTGCAGGATATTATCCTATCCGGCACGAGAGTGGTAATATGGATGAAAAGAAAGTTATCAAGTATGTTAAGTCCATATGTGAAGACGGTTCAATTGAGAAAGTGTTTCACAACGCACAGTATGACATTGGATGGCTTACGACTCTGGGAATAGAGGTGAAGGGAAGAATTCATGACACGATGGTAGCGATGGCGCTGATTGACGAGAACAGATTCTCCTACACCCTGAACAGCATTGCGGGTGATTACCTAGGACAGTATAAAAACGAGATTAAGCTGAAAGAGGCTGCGGCGGCTTTTGGTGTGGATCCCAAAAGTGAAATGTATAAATTGCCCTCCCAGTTTGTGGGGGAATACGCGGAAGCGGACGCAAGACTTACGTTGAAACTTCACGAGAAACTGTCATGGGAAATTGCCAAGGATAATTTGGAAACCGTTTATGACATGGAGTGCAAACTGATTAATGTCATCCTGAGTATGACCAAACGTGGAGTGAGGGTGGATATCCCCCAATCGATGAGGCTTATAGAACAATTTAAGAACAAGGAAAAGAAACTGTTGAGAAGGGTGAGGGACCTTACTAATCTTAACGTGGAAATATGGTCAGCGGCTTCAATCGCGAAAGCCTTTGACTCCCTTAACTTGCCGTACGAGAGAACGGAAAAAACAAGTGCGCCTTCCTTTACCAAACTGTTCCTCACGGACCATCCGCATGAACTGCCGCGTTTGATTACGCAGGCAAGGGAACTTAATAAATTACAGGGAACATTCCTTCATGGTGTGTTAAAATACCAGAAAAATGGAAGAATACATGCGCACATTAACCAAATACGTTCTGACAGTGGTGGGGCTATTAGTGGTCGTTTCAGTTACAATCACCCCAATTTACAGCAGGTCCCAAGCAGAGGACAATTCGCTAACAGCATTAGGAAACTTTTCATTCCGGAGATGGGAGAATACTGGCTCAAGGCGGACTACTCGCAGCAGGAGCCCAGGCTTTTAACTCATTTTGCCAGACTGGCGAAGCAGGAAGGATCGGAAGAAGTACAGGAAGCCTACCGAAAAGAGGACCTGGATTTTCACCAGCAAACCGCTGACATGGCAGGCATAGGAAGAAAACTAGCCAAAACCATAGGACTTGGAGTCATTTATGGAATGGGATACAACAAGCTGGCCCGAGAGCTGGACATGGATCCGCAGGAGGCAAAGAAAATGATGAATTCCTTTCACGACAGAGTTCCTTTCATGAAAGGAATGCTGGAATTTGTCATGAACAGGGCAAATGAAAGAGGGACAATTAGAACGTTGCTTGGAAGAAAATGCCGCTTTGATTTGTGGGAGCCGGTTACGTGGGGAGTTCACAAGGCTCTTCCCTTTAACCAGGCCAAGACAGAACACGGAATGGCCATCAAGAGAGCGTATACGTACAAGGCTCTGAATCGATTGGTTCAGGGTTCAGCTGCGGACCAAACCAAGAAGGCCATGGTCGACATTTATGAGCAGCTGGGAGTCGTTCCGCTTATTCAGGTGCATGACGAATTGGATTGCTCCGTAAAGAATGAAAAAGAGGTAAAGGACATAAAGGAGATTATGGAAAATTGCGTGGAACTTCACGTTCCCTCCAAGGTCGATACTGACATGGGTGAAAGCTGGGGTGGATGATGAATTGGCTTTGTAGTACAATGCTTATATGCTTTTGTTTTAATCCAAGCATGACTTATATTAATAATGAGGAATTCATTACGAATGTTGAAGAGTGCGTATTGCACTTGAATTCCATGGAAGATGAGGAAAATAGGATTCCAGTTGATTTAGTTGTGGCGCAGGCAATTCATGAGTCCGAATGGGGACGTTCACGGTTTGCAACAATTGGTAACAATTTGTTAGGGATTCGCACATTTGATCCAGCAGATAACCAAATGAAGCCCATTAATATACCTAATTCGAGCTGGGGGCTTAGGATCTTTGAAACCAAGTGTGAATCCATATCCTACTATATGGATTTACTGAACAATAGCCACCATTATAATGAATTCAGGGAGGAGAGATTAATGCAATATATCAGTGACATAGTGGACGTGGAAAAGTTGGCCATGACACTTGCAATTTACGCTGAAGACATATATTATACAAAAAAAATAATCCAGACATTGAGAGACTTGAATGACAACTAAAAGTGAGCAAAAACCCGGGTACCGAGACCAAGGAAAGAAACGAACGGATGGAGTGAAGCATGGATTTGCAATCAACCCGGAACAAATGGAATATGAAAGGCGCAAGCTTTTGGAGGAAATGTCTACAAGGCTTAAGCCTAACCGCAAGCAGCTTAACACGATGGCCGCTGTGGCGGCGACTAAGGAACCTGAGTATTTTGACGAGGAAGGAAAGAAAAAAGAACCAACTCTCCGCATACTATCGCTCGGGGCAGGGGTTCAGTCATCCTGTCTCGCACTCATGGCGCAGGAAGGACTGACAAAACACAAGCCGGACTACATGATTTTTGCCGATACGGGGTGGGAACCGTCGTTCGTTTACGAACACGTTGAATACCTCAAGAAGGCAATAACGATCTGCCCTCTCATTACAGTTGAGCGAAGCAATATCCGTGAGGATCTCATTCGCGCAGCCAATCCTATACCAGGAGGTAATGAGGAGTGGAAATCTTTCGCTGGACGCGTGCCAAACCCACCACTGTTTGCTGCACGTCCTGGCGGAAAGGTTGGAATGCTTTACCGACAATGCACACATGACTACAAGGTCATACCCATACAGAAAAAGATGCGGGAAATACTTGGCATAAAACCGCGCCACCGCGTGAAGAAAGGAACAATTGTGGAACAGTGGATTGGCATCTCAACGGACGAGGCGATGCGAATGAAGAAGGCCAGAATGTACTGGCTGGAATCACGCTGGCCACTCATAGAAATGAAAATGTCAAGAGCGGATTGCCTTCAGTGGTACCGTGACATGAAGAAGCATCCAATGCCGGGGAAATCATCCTGCATAGGATGCCCTTACCACCACAATGACCAATGGAAGAACATGCAAAAGAACTATCCCGTGGACTTTGAGGATGCGTGCGAGGTTGATGACAAGATAAGACATGGACTTAAGAATACAACAGCTGAATTGTTTTTGCACAAGAAGGCTGTGCCACTGAGGAGCATAGACTTTCAGGAGAAACCAAAACAAAAAGACCTTTTCGGAGAGACATTTGATCCGGAATTCGCCGATGAATGCGAAGGCCTTTGTGGGGTTTAAGAAAGGAGAGGACTATGATGAAGCGACGGTTAGACCAGGCCCGAAAGGCGGGACGGCGCCTGAATTCAGATGTTTCAACTGTGATAAATGGATTGACGGCAATGAATGGAGATATTCGCTCTCTAAAGCGTGGTATCCTTCTCTTAAATATAAAATTAACTTTCTGTGCGGTCCGAATTGCTCTTTGGAGATTTCTGAGAAGTATAAAGATAAGTATGTAGGACCATGAGTAAAGCGGACTTAAAGAGAAAGAGACACAAGGGCAGACGCAAGGTAGGCTCCAACAAAAGAAGAAACCGAAGGCGCATTCGTTTAGGTTTAAAGATAAGGAGAAAATAATGCAGGAAACAGATAAAATAGTGGTATCAAAGATTCCAATCCAGGACACACGCTTGTTCACCAAGAACTATGGAAATTCACAGAACCTCAACAAGCTTCTCATGAATGAAATTACCAAGATAAGGGAAAAAGATCCCAAAGGATTGCCAGCCACCAATCAAGGATGCTGGAGAAGCATGCATAAGTACAAATGTGAAGTGGAGCTGTTCAAGCCCATCAGCATGATTCTTGCAAGCTGGACAGACCACTACTTTCCCAACATTCCATTGTCCGCTGACATAACCTACTGGACAAATGTAAATGAGCCAGGATCCGCCAACATATTTCATACACACTACATGGCCAACGCGGACCTCTCAGGAGTCTATTACGTGCAGGGGGGAGGGACCGGCGTGATCCGTTTCGCGACCCACGAACAGCTTTATAGGATGATTCCTCCACACATGCCACACGCCAACATGATTGGCCATGATCCTTACGACGGGGACATACTATTGTTTCCTTCCTACTTACTTCATGATGTTACCCCCAATCCCCATAAATCGCGACAGCGCATAAGCATTGCTTTTAACGCCACCATTAAAAAGAAAAACACGAAAGGAGAAAAACGTGGAAAAACACATTAGCATAGATACTCTCATCCCCTTTGGGCCCGTTATACTGAGGACAACCATTCCTCCGTATGTTGTGGATAACCTAAATAAACATTGCGATGAAATACTCGCCGACCCACAGAAATTAAAAAAATATGACTACTCGGCGCAGCTGGCAGGGAATGTCAAGAAGGAGTTCAGACTTAGTAGAAAATTCATTCAGGAGGAAGAAAATTTCTATAATATTTTAAGCAAACTGGCTCACCGCATGCTCGCCGTTGACCTACGAGGATCAGAAGAACAGATGAGTTTTGCTTATTTAAGGAATGCTCCTCCTGGAACTACAAATGTTGATAGAAAATATATTACAGGATGCCAGGTCCTGACAGTGTGGGGCGTAAGCCAATGGGCTGGGGATTTTAATCCACTGCACATTCACTCAGGCGATTTATCCGGCGTTCTTTACCTAAAGGTGCCGGAAGGTTTGGCGGAAGAATACAAGAACGAGGACCACCACCCGGCGGTTGGTGATATCCAGTTCATTGCGGGAACACCACAGGCATTCAACAGGAACAACCTGCAAATATCCCCTACGGTGGGAGAGATGTATGTCTTTCCTGCATGGCTTCATCACACAGCCTATCCGTTCAGGACTCAGAATCAGGAACGGCGTTCAATTTCATTCAATATCGTCTATGATATTGACATGGAAAAATTTAAAAAGGACAAAATGCTGGTGGACAAGGAATAATGGACGTTTGGGACCCAGGTGAAGAAATGACAGTATTCAGCCAAATAAAAAAGCTCATAGCGGGCCTATATCGGGGTTTAAAGGGTTGGGTGGTACGATTGTACCCGGGTAATTTAGCCTTCAGGGTCAAGGATCGCTTCTATGCTCTCTGTGAGCATTATGGTGGTTCCCTCAGCTGCTGGGCATGGCATAAACGGTGGAACAAAAAAAATACAAAGTGGTACAAGAATGGCTAGACCCGGACCGCAACGGAAATGGACCGATTCACAATTAAGTGATGCCAAATATTTAATGGCGCATAATTTCAGCGCCAGTAGAGTAGGAAATATTTTTAACACGACAAAGAACGCCGTCCTTGGTGCACTGTACCGGGATAAGGTAAGGAATGGATACGTTCCCCCTCCCGATTCAAAATACACGGTATCAAAGATCAGGCACAGGTTCAAACGTGATCCTGGGTTGGGTGAAAGGGAATGCAACATATGCTCAAAGACTTTTACCAAGTCCGGAAAGTTTGACCTGTTCTGCTATGAATGCAGGAGAACCGGACGTGTTATATGAAAACTGAAGAGGTAATGAAAATTCTGGGGGAGTGCAAGATTACCAATGTCGATCCTGTATCCACCATTCAAAGCAAGCTGAAAACCTACATAGACACACTCAACGCCATGGATGAGATGATGGACCGCTACACGTGGCTGATGGACTTCGGGAAGAGGTCGGCGATCGTTCCTGAAAGGTTCAAGCTGAAGGAGTTCGAGGTCCCAGGCTGCCAGTCGCAGACGTGGCTCGTCCCCCACTTTACATACGAGGATACAATTTACTTCACCGCTGATTCAGCTGCGTTAATATCAAAGGGAATGGTGTGCCTTCTAGCCGATGTCTTCAGCAATTCTACCAGGGACGAAATAAAAAAATTTGATATAGCCTCTCTAGACGGGTTAAACCTTTCTTCTTTGTTG